CCGGCACCGCAGGATGTCGAGGCGACGAAGACCTGGTTCCAGGAAGCGTTCGGCGGCGATCGCCGCGGCGGCCCGCTGGTGATGGGCGCGCCGACCGACGTGCAGGCCTACGGCTTCAACCCCCAGCAGCTGAACATGAGCGAGGGCCGCGACGTCGCCGAGGAGCGCGTGTGCGCCTGCATCGGCATCCCGGCTGCGGTCGTGGGCTTCGGCGCCGGCCTGCAGACGGCCAAGGTCGGCGCGACGATGCAGGAGCTGCACAAGATCGCCTGGCAGAACGGTGTGCTGCCGGCCGGCCGCGCCCTTGCCGACGAATTACAGCGATCGCTGCTGCCCGACTTCGGCGCGCCGGTCGCTGGCACCGAAGTGGCCTGGAACACCGACGAGGTTCCCGCGCTCCAAGAGGACGAGGACAAGCAGGTCGAGCGGTGGAACAAGAAGCTCAGCGGCGGCGGCATCACCGTGTTCGAGTGGCGGCAGGGCCTCGGAATGGAGGCCAACGACAGCCACAAGATCTACTTGCGTCAGATCTCGGTGATCGAAGTTCCCGAAGGCGCGCCGCCGCGAACGCTGCCGGTGCCCGACCAGCAGCCGAAGCACCAGGGCGAGAAGGCGCGCGCCAGCGCCGCCGCGTACAAGCGCGGCGCGGCCTACGCGCTGATGCTGCAGCGCCAGGAGAACGGCCTGCGCGTGGGGTTTGAGAAGACCCTCAGCGGCCTCTTCGGCCGGCTCGGGAGGGCGGCCGGACAGGCCGCTCGTCCGCTTATCAGGGAGGCCGGCAAGGGGCGCGGCGAGAAGCAGGACGAGGGGCTGATCGCGGCGGTGCTGGAGAAGCTCGGCCTCCCGGCATGGGCGGCCGAGCTGACCCAGGCATACGGCGCGCACTACCTAGAGGTGGCCAAGGCGACGCAGGACGCGGCCGAGCGCGCCGGACTCGGCGCCAACCTGCCGGACCCGGTGGCACGCGCGGTCGTCGCCTCGGGCGGCAAGCGCGCCGGGCTGCTCGACCTCGACAAGCAGACGCGGGAGGCGATCTTCGAGGCGCTGGCCGAGGGACGCGCGGAAGGGCTCGGCGTGGAGCATCTCGCCGAGCGGATCGAACTCTACGTGGAGGGAGGACCCTGGAACTCGGCCGAGATCCGCGCGCGCATCATCGCCCGCACCGAAACCAAGTATGCGCAGAACATCTCCACCGTCGAGCGGGCGAAGGCCGCGGGCGTGCAGCGCTTCATCGTGTTCGACGGCCGGCTCGGGCCGGGCCGCTCGGTGCCCGAGCATATCGAGCGCGACGGGTCGATCGTCGAGGCGGCCGAGGCCGAGGCGATGGCCGAGGCGGAACATCCGAACGGGACGCTCTCGTTCGCCCCCCATTTCGAGGAGTGAAGCCATGCAGACCAAGTCGTTGACGATCGAGAAGATGGACGATGCCGGCACCGGCCTCGCCCGGATCGCTAGGCTCTCCGCCGTGGACAGCGACGGCGACACCTACTTGCCGGGGGCCTTCGGCTGGAAGGCGGGCGGGCATCAGTGGGCGCAGATGCTGCCGGCGCACGATCGCCGCGCGATGCCGTTCGGCAAGGTCCGCGTCTATGAGGAGGGTGACGACGCCTTCGCCGAGCTGAATCTCAACCTCGAAACGCAGGCTGGGCGCGACTGGCACGCGGCGCTGAAGTTCGACCTTGCGCGCGGCGAGCCGGTGCAGGAGTGGTCCTACGGCTTCGAGGTGATCGACATGGACTACCAAGTGCGCGGCAACGATCGCGTGCGGGTGCTCAAGCGGCTCGACGTGCACGAGGTCTCGCCGGTGCTGAAGGGCGCCGGGGTCGGCACCGGCACCATCTCCATCAAGAGCGCGCAGCTGAAGGACGAACGGTTCGCCTCGCTGATCGCCGGCCTCGGCGAGCTGGCCGGTGCGCTGCCCGATGACCCGGCCGCGCTCTCGGCAACCGGGGTGAAGCAACTGGAGGACATGGAGCGTTCGATCGGCGCTGCGCTGCGGCCGCTGCGAGATCTCGCCGCCAGCGAGAAGGCGGCGGTGGACAGCGCCCTCGCCGGTTTCCTGAAGCATCAGTCCAGGTCCTATTTGCGACCCTAGCGAGAACCGCCCGTAACGGGCCGCGAAAGCAATCGGCCCCGTTCCCCCGCGGAACGGGGCCGATTGGCTTCTTAGGCCTTCTCAAACGGCTTCTAGGGGCAATCCTCGCTCCGCCCCTCGCTGGGGCTGTTGACCCGGCGAGGTACTATTTGTCTTTTCGTGCCACCCACTGGGTGTGCTCGCGCGAGAAGGCGTTTTCAGCGTCGCTAACGAACAAGGAAAAAGCCCTCTCTGTGTTGGGGATTTGAGACTGTTCTCTAATCAGGCCGATCTCATGGGCGGCGAGAGCATAGGAACCTGCGAGCTCGGAGAACCTCTTGGCTTGCATCCAACTCAGGAGACTTGCTGCTGCTGCCACAAGCACGTCCGTGGGCCAGTATGGATGACTTGGAAACGCGATGCGCAACGCGGCAAGAATCACCGCAAAGCTGTTCGTTCCGATGAGCGCCCAAAAGAAAACCCGCGACCGTCTCCGGTTGAATGCTGCCTTCTTGGCGTACCAACCTAGCTGATTCTCGATCCGGCCCTTGGCGTATGCCTCGCGCCGGTCCACCAGAGACTCGGCTCTCATTTGGTCCATCGCTGCGGTAATCTGTGTTCCATCAAGATGTTCCGTCAGCGCTTGGCAGACCTCACGATTCTGATCGACGATCGCCTTCAGTTTCAAGTTGAATTCGTTGCGCGCCATTGCGTCGTCGCAGTCGAAAGGTTCCGCCCGGCTGACGTACCGCCAGGTGATCGTCTTAATCGATTCCGCGACCGCGCGACCGGCATACCACTGCCTGTCGGGTCGAAGGCTAAAGAGGTAAATTGAGCAGCCCAGCGCGCCCAGCAGCGCTAGCAACTGAAGTACGGCAACCGACCAGTGAGGAACATTCGCCACGGAGAGAATCGCCGCAGCGACGAGAGTGATCAAATGCGTCCGGAGCGCGGTGAAGAAGTGCGCCTGCGCATTTAGCGACAGCTCGTCAGCCGATCGGTAGAGAGCCGGGAACTCCTGCTCGTTCATGGCGGCTCCTAGTACCCTAATTTCCGGTAAACGCTGTCCTTGTAGTGGTAGTCGCCGTCTGGATGCATGGCGTAGTTTTCCAGGGCATATGCTACGATCTTGGGTGAGAAGGGCACGAAGATGGCACCTACGTTCCGGATGATCGGCGGGCACGTGGCGTCTACCACGGAGCGAGAGCCGTCGAGATTGATGCCGATGATCCTGCAGTTCTTTTCGAGCGCAACTTCAGCCTCCCACCGAACGTACTTGTGCTTGCTGCGGGTGTCTTTGCCGATGAGCAGAGCGTAGGTCCCAGCCATCTCGATCCGCTCACGGCACTTGCGCTTGATGTAATCTTCGTTCTCGGAGTTTATCTCCTCAGAGAGCTGGCAATTGGCAAAATTGAAATCGATGTGCTCATGTTCTTTCCAAGCGAGCATCAACCGGTAGCAGTGGATGTCGGTGCTGCTAAAGCCAACAAAGGTCCGCGGAAGCCCCATAGTCATTCTCCCTGTTTGAGTCTGACCGAAAGGTGGCCAGAGACAATCGCACCAGCAAGTATCTATCACGCGAGATTGTCAGAGTCTGAGGTGGTAGGATATCGTCGTGCCGAATCGGCACACAACTGCCCCCCTTCAACCAGCGATACTTAGCCCGGAACGCGTTCCGGGGCGAGGCCATGTGGCTTTCGCCTTCATACCCTCCCCGATTTTCACCCAGTCGGGAGCGAACGATATGTCGGTGCAGGAATTGAACGCGAAGCAGTATCGCGAGAAGCTGGCCACCAAGCAGGCCGAGCTGCAGAAGGTCTTCGACGAGGCCAAGGGTGACGACGGCGAACTCTACTTCAGCCGCGTCACCTGCCTCGGCGCGGACGTGAAGGGCTCGGTCGCCGTGGCCGAGAAGGTCAAGGCGATGAACGCCGAGCTCAACGAGCTGGCCGAACATGCCGAGACGCTCGAGGCCGCGGAGAAGGCGGCCCAGGACCAGGCCGACCGCGAGAAGGCGGTCAACCGTCCGCGGATGCCGGGCAGCGGAAAGGACGGCGGGCGCCAATTCGGCATGGCCAAGTCGCTCGGCGAGCTGGTCGCCGAGAACAAGGACTTCGTCAGCTGGTCGCAGAAGGGCGCCGCGGGCGGCATCACCCTGAGCTTCGACGATATCCTGCCGTCCGACTGGCTGGCCAAGGCCGCCGCGTTCGAAACTATCGGGACCAAGACGCTGATGACTACCGCCGCGGGATGGGCGCCGGAGAGCGTCCGCGCGCCCGGCTTCGTCGAGGCGGCGACCCGGCCGATCCAGCTGCTCGACATCATCCCGGTCTTTCCGATCGGGCAGGACCAGTACGTTTACATGGAAGAGACGACCCGCGTTCACGCCGCGGCCGAGAGGGCCGAGGGCGCGGCGTTCGCCGAGAGCCAGTTCGCGTTCACCGAGAAGACCAGCCCGGTGCGCAAGATCACCGACAGCCTGCCGGTGACCGACGAGCAGCTGGAGGACGTGCTGCAGGTTCAGGGCTACATCAACGGCCGCCTGAACTTCGGCATCCGCCAACGGCTCGACGGCCAGCTGCTGGTCGGCGACGGGGCCGGCGCCAACCTGCGCGGCATCAAGAACGTGGTCGGCATCCAGACCCAGGCGAAGGGCGCCGACCCGACGCCGGACGCCTTCTACAAGGCGATGACCAAGATCCGGCTGACCGGCCGGGCGGTCCCGACGCACCACCTGATGCATCCAGAGGACTGGCAAGACATCCGCCTGCTGCGCACCGCGGACGGCGTCTACATCTGGGGCAGCCCGAGCGAGGCCGGCCCGGAGCGCCTGTGGGGCCTGCCGGTGGTGCAGCAGGACGCCGACGCTGCCGGCACGGGCTACGTCGGCTCGTTCCAGCCGGCGTGGATCTCGCTGCACGAGCGGCGCGGGATCGACCTGCAGATCGGCTACGTCGGCACGCAGTTCACCGAAGGCAAGCGCACGGTCCGCGCGGACGGGCGCTGGGCCTTCGTGGTGACGCGCCCTGCGGCGTTCTGCTCGGTCACCGGCATCTGATCGTCTCCCCTTCGGCCCGGCCACGGAGCGCATCCGCGGCCGGGCCGAGGGGGTTGACCCGACCGGCGCGCCGGCCGCGCCCGTCCGGTCAGCCAGGAGAACGCACCATGCCGACCATTTCAGGTTTCAACAAAGCGGTGGGCTGCGCGCTCATCGCGGGCGGCCCGATCGGCGAGCACCAGGTGCCCGGCAATCTCGAGCCGGGCGACACGCTGCTTTCGGTCGAGCACATCACCCAGGGCAGCCCGCCCACACGCGTGGACCGCACCGCCGAGTTCACCATCAGCGCCACCGAGGCGGGCGTGATCGAGAACACCACCACCGTCACCACCGGCGGCTTCCTCCACGTGCTGTGGGCGAAGCCCGAATAGGAGAACTGCGATGCAGGCGAAGGAACGACTGTACCTCACCAAGGACGGCAAGGCGCTCGTCGCCGAGGGCGACCCCAAGGGGGCCTCGCTGTATGCCGCGCCGGGCGACGATATTCCCGAGAGCGCGGTCAAAATGTTCGGCCTGGTCGACGGCACCGTGAAGAAACCGGCGCCGAAGGCCCCCGCCGCCGCACCGGCGAAGCCCACCAAGGGCGCGAAGGCCGATGCCAAGCGTGCCGCGCTGAAGGAGTCCGCGCCGGCTCCGAACAAGGAAGCCGCGCCCGGCGACGACAAGGGCGCCGGCCAAGCCGGAGACGGAGCGGGCGAGCCCGCGTCCGGCGGCGGCGCCGAGGGCTGACCGATGGCGCTGATCGACCGGGTCAAGGAGCGGACGGGGAGCGACCTCTCCGATGTCGAGCTGCAGGCGATGATCGACGCGATCGCCGCCGAGCTGGACCTGCGCTTCGGCCCGGTCGGTCCGGTCCTGGTCGAGCTGGGCGACCTCACCGATCCGGATAGCCGCTTCCGCCGCACGCTGCGGCTCGTCCGCGCGATCGACAGCGGCGAGGTCGTGACGATCGTCGAGGTCGACCCCGGCAACACCGGCGACGCAACCAATGAGATCGAGCTGGCGGCCGGCGACTACGCGATCCTGCATGGCGGGCGGACGCTGCAGCGGCTGACGGGCGGCCCGAACGGGCGCCGCCATTGGGCGCCCCTGGTTCGCGTCGCCTACACGCCGATCGGCGCAACCAGCGAGCAGGCCGCGCGCGACGAGGCGACGATCAAGCTGATGCAGCTCGACCTCTCGTATCGCGGCGCGCTCAAGAGCGAGCGCGCCGGAGACTATCAGTTCACGCTCTCCGACAACCAGGCGGCCGAACGCGAGAAGATCTTCGACGGCCTGGCCGCGGCGCGGGGCGACGGCGCGATGGTGATGGCATGATCGGCCACCTGCTCCTCCTCGCCTTCTACCTGTCGGGCGCGGTCGCGATCTGGCTGCTCGCGGGCGGCATGCTCGACGCGCGGTGGCGGCGCTGGCGCATCCCCGCGGCGCTGCTGTGGCCGGCCGCGTTCTGGGCGCTGGCGATCGTCGCCATCCTCGCCGCGATCGACGCGGCCGTCGACGCCGCGATCGAGCAGGCGTTCGGTCCGTCCGAAGGCGACGACGCATGATCGCCGGCCGGCTCACCATGCGCGCCCAGGTCGAGCGCGACCAGGCCGCCGCCCAGGACGAATGGGGCCAGCAGGTCGCGCCGGACTTCCAGCCGGTCGGCGACCCGCTGCCCTGCTTCGTGTGGTCGAACGCCTCGCGCGAGGTGGTCGACGGCGACAAGACGGGGATGGTCGAGGATCTGCGCGGCATGTTCGCGCTCGGCGCCGATCTCGCCGAGGCCGACGAGCTGGTTTCGGTCACCGATCGCGCCGGCACCGTGCAGCACTACGGCCGGCTGAAGGTCGAGGGGCCGGTGCAGTTCAAGCACAACCATCTCGAAGCCGCGCTGCGGAGGATCGACTGAT